CCTACCGTTCTAGTCTCGTCTAAAAACTGGTCAAGTGGCCCAATAACTTTTGCCGGAGCGTCCGTAGTGCTTATAACCTCACCTAGCACTCCACCGTCGCCGGTCTGGAAATATTTACCACTACCACTAGGAAAAATATCACCACTACCATCATCACCTCGTGGATCTACTGCAGGAAAACCAGCAAGACCAATATCCGACCTCCCTGGAATACCCCCAAATATTTCAGTAAATCGACCACCTAAATCAGCAAAGTCTCCACCATTTTTCTTTATAAGCTCTATTGCCTTAAGAATACTATCGCTAAGAGGAGCGTGAGGCATGGCCGCGTTCCAACGCTCCACGGCAGTATTTATCTGGTCTGCACTAATCGGCTGGCCTCTAAAATGTGCGCCAGATTGCCCCGTTGCAGTAGTACCCGTTGCAGTAGTACCCGCCTTATCTGCTGCTAACCGTGCTTCATACTCTTTGGAATAGTAGGTTGCGAAATCCTGCGTGATCCTAGAAAATAAATCGGAATCATATTCTTCCAAAAAGAAATCCATAGCCTTTTGAGAACCAGGTGCGCCGTAACTTGAGTTCCAGATTGACTGTTCAGCAGTAGGGGCTGCTGCTGCCTCTGCTGTGGGTGCCTCTCCAGGGCTCAAGCGCCACTCGTTCCAAGAGCCTTCGCTAGAGGCGCCGCGAGTCGAGTACCGCCATACGCCTGGGCGCCCAACGCCCGCCTGGGGAAGCCACTGTGCGCTCATCACCTGTTCCGTGATTCCGTCCGTGTTGACAACCCAGTCTCCTATTTGGTATTTCTGAGGTGTTTTCGTTGCCGCTTCTGGGGATGGGGCCGCTGCTGGGGATGGGGCTACTCCAGAAAAAGGATTCACAGCCGGCTCGGTAGCTCGTCCAGGAGCCGAAGCTGTGCTACCCGTTGGGCCAACCGCAAGAGGACTGACTTGGGGCGAGACAAATCCTGGATCGGGAGCCCCGCCAGAAATAGATTTCTGAATGGATGCTTCGATAGCTTCAACCGCATCTTTTCCACCCATGTTAGAGATCTCTAGGGTAGTGAATCCCATGCTTGCCAGTAAATCGCCTACAGCCATAATTCAGTCCTTTATACGACTGGAGCAGGTGCCGGTACTGCTCCATTTTGACCAGGTCCAGGAATCGGTACTCCAAGCAAGGATAGCACAGCCGCACCAAGTTCTTGTTGGTCGGCTTGAATGAATATTTGCGCGATTGCCTGGACCATATCTTCAGGTAGTGGTCCTGGTCCTGGTGTTCCTCCATCAGTTACTGGAACACCAGAATTGGGATCAGTCGGAATACCTGGCGTACCAGGACCAGGAGCCCCTGGTAGCGGTGGCATTAGATTAAGAACCTGTCGGGCAAGATCTACCTGGCCAGATTTTACTAAAGCGCCAGCGACTTCTTGGATGATAATCGGTTCTAGATTTTCTCCACGCTCACGTAGTTTCTTGTCGCGTTCTGCATCAGGATCGCGGATCTTTACGATCTCTTCTAGCGCAGTTCCCATCGATAGCAACCGTGTGCCATCAGCTTGGGTCGAAGTAGCCAACATAGCAGTTTGAACATCCTGTTCCAAGTCTCGTGGGAGTTTAGGAGAAAAGGATGCTGAGACAAACCAACCTTCTTTGAGATCGTTGGGTTTCACTTTGACTTTGAAGTATTTGCCGGCTGGATCATAGCCGCTAAAATCTCTAGCGGCTCCCTTCAGTCGAAATTGTGAGAGTAATTGCTCTGAGAGCCAGACATAGATCTCGTCTAGTGCAGAAGTTCTAGGATTGTATACAGAGCGGGTGGCATCTGAGAGGATTCCGAGGGCTCTACCACTGAAGTTCTCTTCTGCCCCACCATAAGCTAGTGGGTAGGGCAACATGCTTTGTTGCGCTTCGTCATTCAAGATACTCATCAAAGCACCTGTAACTTCCGGTACGAGGGGAAGTTCCAGCATCTTGAGCGTTTCGCCTTCTTCTAGCTGGATTTCCATGTAAGACCGATGTGGATCACCTTTAAGTTTCTTTTGGCCAGTCTTAGAAGTATGAAGAATAGAACCAACAATGGATTTTTTATGGACATCCATCAGTTCGGAGATAAACCGGTTCTTTGCCTCAAAGGTCTTTTTGGCCGCACTAAAAACAGAGAGTCCACGATCTTTTAAAGTGGGCATATAATCACGGGATTGCATCGTAGGCATCGAAGCTACAGAACCGTGAAGAAACGGAAGTTCTTCTAGCTTATGAGCAGTAGGAGTTTTCCCAAATAGTCCATCAACTAGAATACAATTGCGATCCTCATCCCAAAAGTCGATGATCTCTGCACCTTTTTCGTTGCGAACATCAATGTTGTACTGCGATTTTATAGCCGCTCTAGAGGCCCACCGGGTATAAGCGTGCCAGAGAAGGCCACGACTCCCGTATTCGTAGGTAGCGTGCATCGGGTCCAGAGGTTGAACATCAAAATAAGTTTGTCCGTCCCGGTCATAAACCAAACATTTGATATCGTACCAACCACGAACATTGATAAAGAAACCTAGTCCTTGCCGAAGTGGCTTTTCGCCTCTAGATCTAAGATTGCGGTCAATATCGTTGAGAGCGCCAAAGAGATAGAGTTCAGCTAAACTTGCGGCTTCACGTTCTTCCTCATTGGAGTCGTCCCCTAGCTTGATCTGGAGCGTCATTTCAGCCTGGTTCATGCCGTCAGTAACCTTATCCATAAAGTTCTGTGGTGCCGTACTGGTATAAGACTCATATCCGGCTGGTGTGACGTATTCTTCTCCAACAGCATAGTCATAATCTTCTTCAAAGCGATCAAATAGTTCGGACTGATCATTCTTTGATTGGGTGACTACTTTGATAATTTCGGCTTCGTTATCAAACATAAATCCGTTCTTGCTCCACCGGGGCATCTTGAATACGGCCTACAGGTGTTTCAAAAGCATTTTGAAGCTGTTCTGGCCTAAAATCGCCAATGATATAACGCATTGCATCCATGATGTGGTAATGTGCTTTGTCGTGGATTTTACCATCTTCGTTTGGCTTATATTGTTCATCAAGCTCATACGAATATGAACCAAGTTCATCAATAGTCTCTTCCAGATCTCGCATGATGAATAGACGGTGATTATTAAACCATCCGAATACACGATCAATGCCTTCGGATACTCCCCGCATTGATTTATCTGGTGGGTAGATAGGCCAGCCGGCATATGTATAGGCATCCCGATAGCCATCTTCATTCGTGAGAGCGCCACCTACACGCCGAACAATATTCTCACCTTCAGAAAGTTCGATGAATTTCTGAGCATGTTGAGCAGAACTAAGTCCACCCGCCAAGTATTCTCGATACGCCCATAAATATCCTGTAGTTGGGTCTTGAGCAAACCAGATAGCGGCTGTGTTATTCGGCCCGAAATCATGCCCGACATAGCAAATCCAGTCTTTTGGAGGTTTAGTCCAGGGACGAGGGATCGCGTCACGAGTCTCGTCAAAGTTCTTGTAGATCAAACCCTGTGGTTTATCGAATAATCCTCTATAAAAGAGGTTAAAGCGCCAGGTCGGCATGGTAGCGCGGGCTCGGTCAAACTGGACCTGGGAGAAGGCTGGGTTGACTGTTGATGCAAACTGAATCACATCGAAGTCAGAAACGACTCCATTATCTATATCTTCTTTCCATTGATCATGGATAAGACGTTTTTGCCAACCTAGACCGTAGGGAGTAGTGGTAATCAAGGCCCGGCCCTGAGGGAGTCCGTCAGGAAGTGGATCCAAATCTGTGCGGCCGGCGGCGAGAAGAAGGCGTCGATTGATAGCTTCCCAGGATCCGATTCGGAACTGCTTCTGTCCAACTTCATCAAGCCAGGCCGCATTAGCAGTAGCAGATTCGATAGATTCAGGATTAGCGGCAGACGCAAAGATAACCCGTGTTATCGGTTGATTTGTCACTGGCCAGTATGTGAATACTTTACGACTATCGGACCAAGTGCCTAGGTTAAAAAGCCCAATAAAGACCTTTAGAAACTCGCTTTGCATCTTCAATTCAAGCAATTTGAAGGTGGCAGTAACAGCTAAATAATCACCAGGACCGCATCGGTCTATCTCTCGTTTCAGCCAAAATGGGCCAAAGGATGTCTTACCGCCCTGTGTACCGGAAAACATACATGGGAATCGGGCGACAGATTTCCAAGCCTTAGTTTGGCCAGCATGGAAGAAAAGACGTAGTTTACCGTCAGAACGATCAAAGATCTCTCGTGATCGAGGTTTTGTAACCATCTATGCTCCTGTTGCTTCTTGTTCGATACCAGATAGCC